AAACCTGAATAGGCTCCTTCCCCTGCGTGATGGCAGGTTTGACCCCACCCGTAGGTGGGGTCTTTTTTATTCGTCATACACGTCATTACGCAGCTGAAGTATTATGCGTAAATGCTCAGCCGCCTCGGGCATGTCTTCTTCCTCGGCCTGGTCTATTAGCTGTTGTAACTCTTCTTTACTTTTACCCCAGTGTAAACCAGGACCAAGTAGGTGCCTGATATACCACCACGGCACGGATTACTTCTTGTCTCTGTTTTGTTTAAACAGGTAATCATTCCTCTTCTCACTCGGAGGAACCCAGCCGTGCCGACGCCAGATAGCCTGTACGTTCGCCCCAGACACCCACTTAAAATTATCCATCGGGTTGATGTGCATGTTCTCACGAACGTCTGGCACAATTAACCGCTCTTGGCCTACTACTTTAAATTTCATACTCATATTAACCTCCATGATTGGTTTTTACAATTGAGTTTAAACTAGTGATTGTTTTACACAATCACTTGAACTGCGTTTCCCACAGCCATCTAGCCATAAGTAACGCTTCTGCCCGATCAGAATACTTCTTGAGATTGAGCGGTGCTTCAGGGAACAACCGAACAGCCATGGCGCGGGACAGTTCTTTATCGCGCTCTAATTTAAAATGCTTCTTCCAGACCATCGGGGAAACGTAAGTCATCGGCAACCGGCAGGCCACAATGGCCGACCTAGCGCAACCGAAGCTGTCACCGAGGCTAAAAACAGAAGAAACTCCCTGTCCTGGCATAGCGTTAACTCTCTCAAGAACTGCGCTGGTTGAAACATCAAGAGAACTGTGTTTTCTAAGCATGGTAATTAAGCCAGCTACGTCAACTTCCCGCTTAACGCTACCCAAACCTTTGACAAGGGTTGGCATGTCCTCTACGGCCACGAAAACGCCATCAGAGAGCACACCGACAGCGCCTGTGAGTCCTGGGTCAATACCGATAGTGATCATCACATCTCCTCGTAACTGTCACACGCTGCTCGTTGTTCTTCTAAGGTTAAAGACTTGTCAGTCAACTCACACGCCCAGGAGCCAGAAGCACCGGGTACGCAGAGCAGGCAGGTGCGGCAGTTCTTCAACGGTTTTACTTCTCGAGTGCAAACAGCTTTCATGTCGCAGAACTTACAGCCGAAAGAAGAAGCATCATCACTGATTCCAGCAGGGCGCATACGCGCATCAACAAGACTGATTATTTTCTTTTTGAGCTTACCCTGCTCAGCTGGATCTTCTTTGATTCGCTCTACGTAATACTGTTCATCGTCTTTGCAAACAGACACGTACAACCCGCGAGTTAGACCTGAAAGAGCCATGCTGATTTGCATCTGCGCATAATGCGTAGGTTTTGACTCTTTTAGACCTTTCTTGACTATCCCGCTGAAACTGTTTTTGTTGTGCGTTTTAATCTCTAAAAGATGCGCGGTCTTCTCGCTGCCTGGAACGTCTTTAATAACTCCGTCAGTTTTAGTTATAAAGTGGCCGGATTCATCATTAAACTCAAACTGGTTTCCGTTGTCGTCTTTGTCCCAGACTTCGAAACCGGCTGCGCGCAGGTCATCAACCACCCTCGCTTCTTGAATGTGCCCAGTATTGAACAGGCGTAGCATCCTACCGCTAAACTGCTCCCGAGCGTAGCCGCGCCAGTCTAACCAAATCTTACGAACACATTCTTCACCGATGAATGACGACCCTAGACGCCCAAGATACACGTCCGGTTTACGGTCTTTCTTTTCAATCGCCTCATACACCCGATTGATGATCTCTTGCTCAGGTCGAGCAGGCAATGCTACCATTTAGTTCTCCAGTTATGGGTGGGGTACTCGCTGCGTCTGTCTGCAGTACTGACTGATCACTGCGGCCAGTGGCACGGCGGCATCCGCTTTCCCCCGTGAAACATTAATCCCAAGGGTTAGCGGCTTTGCTCGCTGGCCCTGCGGCTTTTGGCGCCGACTTCGCTACTACCTTCGGTTTATCTTCTGAATCCAGCAGGAAACCTTTAATACGGTTGCTTGCTGAATAACCACCCTTAGCGGGGTCAATGCTAACGGTAGCGGCGAACGGCTTCTCAAGCAGCTTGTCGGTGTCATCTGCGTCTGGCTTACCGCATGCCGTAGCCCACGCCACCAGTTGTTGGCGACCAATGTTTTGCGCCTTCTCGCTAGGGTTGTTGATGTTGAAAATATTCCACACCAGGCGTCCAGCGTACTCACCTTTAACGACTTCAAACTTGACGTTAATGTAAGAACCGGTACCGGCCTTAGTGTCCTTCTCAACAGCCTCAATTGCTTTGAGAATATAGTCGCCCTCAGGGATCGGGTCGTAGGAACCGCCACCGCCGGTTTGTTGGGATGCGTCAACTTCTGTGATATCAAAACCGAATTTAGCCATAATATAGTTCTCCTTAATTTGCGATTGGAATGAGTTTTGACAAGTTTTCGATTGTCATTTCGATCTCGTCTGGGCAAGCGAAACGATTCTTTGCAGCATACGCTGGGTTCTCCACAAAATGCAGAAGACGCTCACCAGTGCTGACACCGCGATTTTTTGTATTATTGAAACCTGAATCAGATTTCTTGATAATAACCTTGAAAGCGGCAAAAGCCAGGACGTCTGCCCATTCTTGCAGAAGAGCGTTGCAGCGGTTCGGCAACTTGGGTTGATAACGGTCATACGGCTCGGTGCGCGGGTCTTCAAACTTCACCACGGCTGCGTGGGCAATCAACACCACGTTCATGTTACGCTTTAGACGCAACGCGTCCAGACCCTGCAAGATCTCACGGAATTCTTCAGCCACCAGCATTTGACCTTTGCCGTAGGCTAAGTCTTTTGCTTCATGACTTGACTCCACGCTACTGACGATTAACGGCTCAATGAGCCAGTCAACCGAGTCAATAACGACGGTCTTGAATTTGTGGTCTTCCTTGATGAGAGTTTTAATGCTCTCAACCACGTCGGTAATCTTTGTAGCACGGGGGAAGCTGGTCACGTCTAATGAGTCGAGACCGTCCTCGGTGCTGATAAAGATCGGGCTGGGGAACTGGCTAGCCAATGTAGACTTACCGATCCCGTGCCCTCCGTAAATACAAATACGTGGTGGTACTTCCTGCTTACCTACTCTTAGAGTTGATTTCCAATCTGACATTTGTTTTCCTTTCTTGGTTGGTGGCAGTTAGTCATCTGCCGTTACGAAATCGTCATGCATCAGGTTAAAGTCCCAACGCTGTGGCATATACTGGAAAGTGTTCCGGTCCCAGCTCAATATGTTAACCACGTCATTCTGTTCTGCTACGAGCGCCATACTGACTGCGCAGAGAGTAGGGTCGCCGATCATCAACAGATAATCTCCCGAGTTCCAGTTCTCAAGCACCTTACGCGCCTTCGCGACCATATTGTTTGTGTCGTACGGCTTGCGCGGATTGCCGAAAACCGCCTGCAATTTACCGTACTGCTTTGCGTCAGACATGTCCTTATTGTTATCTACTTGGACTACGTATACCGTTCGCTGATTACCTTGTTCCATTTTTACCCCTCTTCTTTGGTTCTTTAGGTGGCGGAGTCACCAACGCTATTTCTTCTGTTGTTAAAAACGATTCACACCCGACTGATATAGCTATCTTTATAGCTTCTTTCTGGTACCACAAATAATCGAGATCTTCAGGGTGCGCCACTTTATCAGCTAACACCATACAGGCTCGGGCACCGTCAGTCTTTGGGACCTTATTGTTATTTGACACGTAGCGTATATCTAAACCAGTGTTGTGGCTTTGATACCACCGAACCACTTTACCTAGGTATATACCTTCTTGCTGCCCACCGCCGGTTACGTTACGCGCAGATATGAAGTCTTGGAACGGTGCGTTACGTATCGTGTCATTAAACGGTATACCTTTAGCCAACCAGTTACATACTGCTTCTGCGGCTACCTGCGCTGTGGGGTTCTTCTTTAAGGACAGCGGCGCGTAAATACCTTTAACTTTAACACTACGGTCTGGCTTAACTGCTATGTAGTTATTTACGTCTTTCATGGCTAGTGCCCGATATGGCGTAAATTCGAACGCGAAACGGGATATTTCACTAAACCTAATCACAACCCTATCTACCTCGTCTTGCAGCGGCTTCGGGTAGCGAATCGCTATGCCGTCGGTATTCGCAGACAAAGTCTCGGCACCTGCTAACTCTAACCACTCTATCAACATCAACAACGTGAACTGCCCCGTCAAAGTCACTGCCAGCATTAAGTCCGGCGAGTATAAAACAGAGTACTTGCTAGCTAACTTACCGAAGGTGCCGTTCAAACTAATCTTGAGCGTCTCGTTGGTAACCTTGTCACCGTTACGCTTCGCTTCTAACCGACGCTCATAGATCTTCCTGTACTCGTCTACGAACTGCCGACCCAGCGAGGCCGGTACAAAACCGCATTCCAAAATAATACTCGGGTAAAACGAGGCCGCGTCAATGTCACAGATTACATCATCACCGGCCACGTGACACACCTGCTTGTCGTGAACGCTGTGTATGCCGCCCACTCCCAGCTGATAGACCCCATAACCAAACTGAATCGTAACTCCCCCCAGGAACTCCGGCAGTATGACGTGGCCGGTGCTCTGGTTCATGTCAAACACGTGGGTAGACACTTTCTCCAACAACCCTTGCAACTCTGCATTCTGAAACTTCAAAAACTCCGGCGGCGTATACTTCACCGTCTTCGGTATCTCATTGTCTTTGCGCTTCAGCCGCATTGACTTGATATAAGCCTGCTCAGCCATCTGAGAATCCGACTTGCTACGCATGTCTACGCCATACTGACGGGACATCTGAACACGCAACATAACTTCGCTCTCTAACTGGTTTAATAGTTCTTGCGTCGTGTCTAAGTCGTTATGGCAATACTCTAATACTTCAGGCTCCTGCTCGATGGTTATGATTGCGTCATGCGCGATAGGCATGTCTTGCAGCTTCGGCATGTGCATACGAGCGCCATACGCCTTCAAACCTACGAACGACGGTGCAACTTCAATCAAGTCAATACTGTCAAAACCAACTTCCCGCAGGGCATACTTACGGTACGCATTCCAGGGAGCTACCCGGTTCACGATTATGTCGTTAGCGATATATTTAATCTCCATCTCATTACGCCCCATACACCAAGCAGCTACAACTATGTCGTCAAACGATTTGTTGTTAAATCCAATAAAAGTAGCGTCAGGTTGCTGCAGAAACTTAAGCAGCTTAGTAGGCGAATCTTCCTCATGCCGCCATAAATCAAACATATCGCCAGACTCTATATCTTTGAAACACACCAGGGTGCGGTTCGGTAGAGTCTCGCAGTCGAATACGAAAGTGGCCATGTTAGTCTTGATCTACGTAACCGTAAGATGCATCCGAACCGTCATCACGCGTCAACTCAGACACCATTAACTCACGCTTCTTCTGGAGATAATGTATAGCTTTGTCGAGATCTTCAAGTGCTTTCTTTTCGTCACCCTTACGACCGAGCCGCCAGAGGTACTTAGTAGCTGCGCCGAGCAAGTAATCCCAATTAAGCGCAATAACGACGTCCCAATGGTCAGGAATATTTGAGTTTTTGTAATGGTCGCCTCCTACTTGAATGTTGTTAGCTTTCATTTCACAGACTCCTTAATTAAATCAAATAATTGTTTTTCACGACCGATGAGCATCATCTCTTCTGCGTAAGATATGTACCTGTCAAACACACCACGCATACGTTTGTTACCAAGGGATATCTCACGAGAACAAAACAAAGCACCTTGCGCTATGTCGGCCAACTTTAGAGTTCGCCGGTCAATCTCATCTAACTGAGGCATAGCCAAACCGGCAGAACGTAATAGCTTTTCTTCCAAATCATTAACCTGATCATGAATGCCATACTTACGCTTCGCCGGGGAAGGTATGTCTCCCGTCTGGTGCTCTGCTAGGTCATGAAACAACGCTGATATGATGAGACCTTTACTCGGGTTTAAATCGATCAGCATAGCTATAAGCGCCACTCCCGCAGAGTGATGACCGACGGTCTCAGTAACCAACGTAGTTACGGTATGATACCGTTTAACTTCCATTCCAGCGATGATGAATTCTAAAGTGTCTTTCATGAGTTCCTCAGTTAGTAGTTATGTAAAAAATTATAACCCAAAACGCAGGTTGCCAGATTGTTATTTCCAATCGACAACCTGAAACCGATTGCTTATTCCTTTTCGGCTCGTGCTACGTCGCGTCTGTCAATCCACTCAAACGCGGCTCTACGCCAGTCCTCTGCTCGAATCTTTGCCGCGTAACCGCGCCCATCACCGGCATGTATCTTACGTATGCGGCTCACCATAGCTAACGGCTGGGCGACATACGTAAAGAACGGATTTTTATATTTAGCACTTTGATTGAACGGATCGTTGCAGAAAGCCTCGCAGTCCGCTAAAAATACTCTGTATTCACCGTTCAACATTATTGGCGCTGG